GACCGAGGATTCGTAAGGTATCAACTCCCAAGCCTCTCAGGGGAGGATAAGTGGCACGCTAGAAAAGGGTACGTAGGTAACCGGAAAATAATAGCCGCCGTAATCGTAGATAGTGCTGACGGGATCCTTTCTACAATATATGCAGAGGGCTCGGTATAAGAAGAATATTTCTTGACTAGGTACTAGCGCAAGCGGAACATAGTTAATAGATTTGGGATCAGTCTATTAACTATGCGCTTTATTAAAATACTTTTCTATTTCCTACCCATATTAATATTAATATATTTACCCGCGTGCGCCGACTCAACAGGCCCTTCTTCTCAAGACGTTCATCTTATAGACTCCGTTGTGGACGTCCCTGAGGACACCTACGAAGAAGACTGTTATCGAACCCAATACTGGTTCTGCCCTCCTCACAACGCTGTGTGGCAGAAACCGGTGGTCGTAGACATCTGTGTAGATCCTCCTCGTGTTATCTCTGTGGGGGAGTGCGTAGAGTTATTCGAGTGCGACCCGACCATCTTTCTCCAGGGAGAAGAAGACTGTACTACCGACGAGGGATTTCCTGGAACTCGTAAAAAATACTGTAACAAAGGAACTTACCAATACGGGGACTGTGTAAGCCCGTGCTCAGAAGAGATCTGTGACGGGATAGACAACGACTGCGATGATTTAATAGACGAGGGCCAAGAGAATGCTTGTGGCACCTGCGGAATCCCCCCCTCAGAGACCTGTGACAACGTAGACAACAACTGTAACGGGTCAACAGACGAAGACTTGGTGCAGGAATGCTTCACCGCATGTGGAGTAGGCGTCGAATACTGTGCAGCAGGCAACTGGATCTCTTGTACAGCCGCCCAACCGCAAGAAGAAGTGTGCGACGGCCTGGACAACAACTGTAATGGGAAGATTGACGAAGGACTAAACTGCGCCTGTACCATAAACGACATAGGAGCACTCTTTCCCTGCTCAGAATCTCCTCTCTTATGCGGAGAAGGATACAAAAGCTGCGCCTGTAGTGACCCCCAATGTACAGAGATAATAACCACACCATGCTACGCGAGTTGTCACTACTTCCCGTCCGACGAGTTCTGTGACCCCCAAATAGGGCAAGCCATCGAAGACGAGATTTGTAACAACTTTGACGACAACTGCAATCAACTCATCGACGAGGACCTATTTGCTGGTTGCTACACGGGACCAAACGAAACCGAAGGCGTTGGAACCTGTATAGCAGGAGAGGTCTATTGCAAAAGCGGGCTGTGGGGGAACGACAACGCAGGAGAATTCACTCCCAACTTCTGCTCCGGAGAAGTAGTTCCCGCCAAAGAGGACCACTGCAACGGGGCAGATGAAAACTGCGACGGCATCATTGATGACGGAAAGGAACTCCAAGAATCAGACGTTCTATTTATCGTAGATTGGTCTGCGAGCATGGATGTAGAGATCTCTGCCGTCTCCCAGGCACTAGCACTATTTGCAGCCCACTACTCTGACGAAGAGGTCATCCTGTGGGGACTTATAAAAGGTCCGGTAGTAGATCTGTTTCTTCAAAAACTTATGTTGGTAACAGATTTCGTACCATTTACAGAATTCTCTAAAAAAATATCACCAGCCTTTACCTCAGTAGCCGGAAGTAAGGAGATGCTCTTAGACGCTCTCTATTTCTCCCTTAAAAACATCACCACCACTCCCCCTTACGCAGACATTGGGTCACTTACGTGGCCCAACGGCATCACATCTGATCCAGCGATACAAGACTTCTCAATGTCGTGGAGAGAGGATTCCAATAAAGTAATTATTATATTCACTGACGAAATCGCACAGACATTCCTAAGCCCACCAGCACACAAAGATATAATTCTAGCAGCAGCGTCTGGGGTTAAAAATATAAAAATATATGTCTTTACCCCCGACCAGCCCACAACAAAAGCATCTTGGGAGAATATATCCAGCGCTACCGGGGGGAAGTGGTTTAAACTAACTTACGAAGTACTACCTATGTACTTTGGCTTAGTAGAAATACTAGACGAAAACATCTGTGAATAAATTAAAACTCTTTATTATCATACTTTTATCTTGGGTATTTACAATTGGTGGGTGTAGTCGCACTCTCCCAGAGGTGACCCCTCCCATGATAAAGTCGTTTGTGGCATGTTTCGTAAACGGTACGCAGGTATTTTCCGGAGAGATCATCGGGCCAACCAAAATAGTAAACCTCTCCGTAGTCACTTTCTACTCAATAGAGTTAGACGCTGACGTACGAATCGTAAACGGGGGTTGCATAGAAGTATACAAGAAGTGGAAATCTCCTTCTAAACCCACTTCCTCCGAAAACGACGGCTTTATTTAGCTGCCATCCGAGATAAATCTTTACGCACTAAAGCGTGCCACCTCTTAAGGGTGGTGTAGTGGCGAGGAGATCTACACTTCCACCCCTTAGGACCAGAGGCGACCCATGCCCAGGCTCGTACAAATGCACGGCGCTTACCACACTTCCGAGTCGCCTTGGGCACTGTCCGAAGTATCTGAGAAATCCAAGCTCTCGCAGATGCGATCGGGTCTAATCGGTTCAATTTGAATCGACTCTTCCACCAAGGCCACATCTGAAGAAGGCCAACAGCTTTCCCACCGTCACCCTTGACGGTGGTTTTATACCCCGACTCTCTACAGGCAGCAGCTAAAACAGCACCGCGATAAGCTAAGGGCACCCCTATTTTCTTCTCAACAGACAAGAGATCTTTCAAAAGCTCTACATCTACCTTATCGGGCCGCGCATTCTTACAGTTAGTGCGAGCCACCTCTAGAAGAGAAGTGTCAAATTTAGAAAAAGGAACACGCTTCACCTTCCCTACCATGCAGCAATCAACACACTGAGAACAGAGGTCTTTGATGCGGGCAGAGTGCCAAGCCGGGGGGCTAGAAAGAGCAGGAAACGTAAAAAGTAATATAAATAAAACAGATAGTTTCATACCTCATCCAGAGCTAAAGTAAGTATCTTTTTGCCGATATTAAGGAGCTTATCCTCATCGAACGAGGAGACGTCTACCAAATCTGATGCCATGTAGTCATCTAAAATTTGATATTCTCCACCAGACTCAGAGAATTCAATTCTCTGAGCCTTCCCAGCAGACACTTTCTTAGGCTCATATCTAAACTCTACTGATAGAGCGCCCTCCCCCATAAACCTCTCGGTTACCTTGTGTTGTTCTTCTTCATCTATTTCAGATTCACTAATTATTCTAACAAAACAATTTTTGACTTTGGGGTTTTCATCTTCACGCATCTCTACAAATTCTGGAGCTATAGTACGCACTCGTTTTATAGAACTCCTGGGAGACGAATAAACCACAAAGCTTTTCTCTAATCCCACATCATCCCATCGATGCTGCATCGCAGATCCAATGTAGTGGAACTTGCTCCCAAGCTGTTGTCCTATGTGATAGTGGCCGCTAAAGATTATGTTCCACTCATCGAGTTGGAGCATAGACAGGTCTAGCTCGCACGGGAGAACGTAATCCGACGGTCCCACCTTTGCTCCGGAGATCCCGTAGTGAATCATAAGCAGGTGTCTTTTTCCTTCCGGCTTATCCTTTAGTCCCTCGACGACATGATTTGCTATCACTTCTCCGTCGTCATAGTACGGGACAGCAAAGAGGTGAACTCCATCACCCAAGTCGTACCACCCTGGCGTACTCACCACCATACATTGATCAGACTGAAACCTCTCCAGCGCGTGGATGGTCCCAGACTTATTAGCTTGGTCATGGTTACCCGGTATCATGATGGTCGGCATACGAGCAGACCAATACTGAACTGTCTTATGGATTTGGTTGTAGGTGTCTACATCAATAGACTTGCGTCTATCAAACAGGTCTCCACCAAAGAACACGTAATCTAACTCGTGCTCAATAGCATAAGAGTACACCTGACCTATGACATCAACGGCATCCTGAACACGGCTGTTAGTGCCGTGCTCCAGTAAAGTTCCGTTGTTGTAGGGGTGCGCGTGTAGGTCAGAGTAAAGCGCTATCTTCATACACACGTCCAGTACGCTTGGCACTGGCCCTTCTCACAAAACCCACGCCAGCAATCACCCACCCCACACGCCACGTCATGTACACAAGCAGCCTTGTCAGTACATGATCCAGCGGCTGCAATAGCGGGGGAGGAAAACGAAAGAAGTATAGAAACAATAAACCAAGACATTATATAAAATCCTCTTCTGTATTATCTAATTTTGTATGCAAGACCATCTCTAAGTTCCTGGAGAGGACTGCTCGCATCTCAGCTACAACACGCTCAAAGTCTTCCTTCTCTTCATCATCTAAAGCTACACGGATCGACAAATCCGCTCGAAGACTTTCATAGTTGCCGAGATTAACCGTCCTACCCAACGAAAGAGTTGTCTCTGTTATCTTCATATGTATATACCTGTATCATACTGTGTAGTCTAGGTCAACTACTTTCGTAGTATTGATTCAATTAAATCTGCTGTTTCTTTATGATCTTTTAGATAACTTATCGCTCCAGATTTACCCTGTCCTATGGACTCACCTTTATATTTAAACCACGCACCCTTCCTTTCAATTATCTCTTTCGCAACAGCCATATCGACAAGGTCTCCCCAGTAGTCAATGCCTTGCCCAAAGATGATGTCCACGTACGCCTCTTTAAGCGGGGGGGCTAGCTTGTTTTTCACCACCTTCACACGGACAGTGTTCCCCACCACCACATCCCCAGCCTTAATAATCTTCTGCTTATAGATGGCTGCTCGGATGGTGCAGTAGAACTTGAGTGCGTTTCCCCCCGACGTAACGGTGGGGTCGCCGTACATGACCCCTACTTTGGTGCGTGTCTGGTTGATAAACATCAAGCAGGTGTTCGTCTTATGTACGACCGCAGTTAGCTTTCGCAAAGCTTGGCTCATCATGCGTGCCTGAAGACCAACATGGTTCTTCTCCATGTTGCCTTCGATCTCTGCCTTAGGGGTCAACGCAGACACGGAGTCAACCACAATAAGGTCTACTAGATTGGCACGTACGATGTCTTCCACGATGTCTAACGCCTGCTCCCCATAGTCGGGCTGGGAAAACAAAAGCTCGTCCGTGTTGATGCCAACCTTACTGGCGTAAGCAAGATCTAACGCGTGCTCTGCGTCTATGAATGCCGCAACCCCACCGGAGCGCTGACACTCAGCGATGGCATGGAGGGTAAGAGTCGTCTTCCCAGACGACTCCGCACCATACACCTCCACTATCCTACCACGAGGATAACCTCCGATACCGAACGCAAGGTCAATACCTATTGACCCCGAAGAAATCACTCCCACCTCGTGGGCGGAACTCTCCCCCATCAACATCAAAGATCCATCCCCATGAGTCTTTGACACCGAACTCATTAGCTCGGCCAGTGCTTTAGTCTTAGGCACCTCCCCACTTGCGCGGGGAGTAGCGGGTAGAGGACTATCGTCACGTGCCTTTGTAGAAGGTTTAGATTTCTTAGGGCGAACGGTACCGGAGGATTTTAGTTTCACCTATTACCTCTTCTTGGCAGCTTTCTTGAGCTTGTCTAGCTTGTCACGGATGGCTTTCTGCTTATCATCATCCACGTCATCTAGGACATCGCTCCAATCATCGTCACCATCGGCACTGCTTGAAGACTCAAACTCATCATCTGAGGACGAGGACTTTGAAGACTCAAAGTCTGCCTCCGGCTCTGCCTCCGGCTCTGCCTCCGGCTCTGCCTCCTCCTTCGACTTGAAAATCGAGGCGATTGGCTTTGGCTTCGGGCGCGCTGCATCCGGTGAAGGCAACTGACCTGGGTTACGTGGGTCCCAAGTGCCGTCAAAAATCATCTGCTGCTCTTCATAAGTATACAGCTTAACCGGAAACGTGCTGTCGAGATCATAGAGGTGGTTTAAAGCCTCTGGGTGCTCAAGCTCAGTCGGCTTTGCTCCAACCTGCAAATCATACCGAGTCCACTTTCGATTGCCTTGTGAACTCACAATAGACGCACTGATCTTAAAGTTACGACCAGTCACAGGGTGAGTCAGGTCACCGTAGTCAGCATCCCGGAAGTAAGCGCGGACCTCTTGGAAGAGCTTCCAGCTATACTGCCAGATCAAAACCTTAGGAGTCCCGTCCTCATTCACAGGGTCGTTCACGTCAATGACATTACTCATGACACTAACGCTAGACTTCATGCGCTGAGCTAGCTCCTTCTGCCGGGGATCACCAGAGTTAAAGTACTGGTTAACCTCCTCACAGAAGTAACAGGTGCCGTCCCCATGCTTACGAGCGCACGACAAAGGCGGCGTGTTCCCGTGACCAACAGGGATTCCCCAGTGCTGGCTGCGGATGCGGTAGAAGGAACCGTCGTTAGCCCCGCGCAAAATACGCATCACACGATGCGTGTCTGGCGCTACCTTGAACCGCTCAATACGCTTACCACTTCGTTTGCCGAAGTGCGTATCGTCAGCAGCCATCTTACCTAAATCTAAACTTACAAAATTATCGAATTTACCCATTTTATTTCTCCCGAAGGACAGTTGGTTCAATGAACGTCTTCCGCTGGTCGGCCCCGGCATTGATAAGTGCCTGTAGTTTATGGCTTAGAGCGTTACACGTTGCTTTGAAAAGCTTTGTATTTTTGTGTGCTTCAATTGCTTCTAGTTTTACTGATTGATACTCCTTATGTGTTATTACTACGTTTCGTATTTTGGTTTCTGTTGTCTTCTCTCCGGCAGCGTCAAAGTCTATCCGGGTCTGCTGATCCAAAACAGCGTACAATCTCTCAAGCTGATACTCAATCAGCTTCTCCTGTTTTTCTGCCTCTGCCGTCAGGTATCCGTACGCAGCAGTCAGTCCTGCTTGCCTAAGGAATTCCCGTTGGAGATCAGACTGATCAATCTTAACATCATCGACCGGATTAAGTTCTTCGTACAACGGACGAAGATCATACTCGCGCCTATCTATTCTTATAAAATGCTCATCTTCCATTATATCTCTAAAGTCTCCTTAGCTCCCCATGAAACATCGCTATATGAAATCTCTGCTAAAATAGGAACTCGAAAATTCCACCGCTCAAAAGCTTCCTTAATAGGAACCAATAAATCTAGCTCTTCCTTGTGCATGTAAAACACAATCTCATCATGTATGTTCATCACCATCGATGAACGCTGCCCCTTAAGCAGGGCATGAGTTCGTTGCATAATTATCTTGAACATGTCTGCTGCCGAACTCTGGATAACAAAGTTCACAGCCTGTCTATACCCACGCTCTCTCTGCCAATGCTCCAATTGGGGGTCTTTCAAAAACTCTAAGTGGCGAACTCTGCCAAAGTAATTTTTAACGTAACCATGCTTCTTCGCTAGTCTCTTATACTTATCAATAAAATCGGAGACCCCAGAATATCTAGTAAGGTACATTTCTATATAGTGCTTGGCTTCCTCCACAGGAACGTCAAGCGTCTCGGCCAACTTTGTTGGTCCGATTCCATAGATGATACCGAAGTTGATGGGTTTTGCAACCGTTCTTTGTTCTTTCTGTACATCCTCGATATCAATAGAGAAAATCTCAGCAGCGGTCCTACTGTGGATGTCCTCCTCGTGCGTGTATGCATGAAGAAGGATTGGATCTTCGCTGTAGTGTGCTGTGAGGCGAAGCTCAATCTGACTGAGGTCAATAGGAACAATCAGGTACTCATCAGAGGGGGGGACAAACGCCTCCCGGATCCCAGTTGACCGGGGAATAACTTGAAGGCTTGGGTTACGACACGTCAGCCTGCCCGTCACAGCCACCGCCTGTGAGTAGCTACAGTGGATGCGGCTACCAGCATCGCAGTGACCACGAAGAGGATCGGTGTACGTGTTCTTATTCTTGTAGTGGTCTCTATACTCTAAAAGCTTAGACACAAAAGGGTAGGAACGAGCAATGCCCTTAAGAGCTTTTCTGTCCGTAGACATCTTACCCTTAGGAGTATACTGAAACGTGTGAATTCCCTTATTTTGTAACACCTGAGAAAGCTGACTCGGACTATTAAGATCAAACTCACACGCAGCCAGGTCATAAACCTCCTGACGCAACTCGTCGATCACCCCCTGCAAAATCTCCGACTTCTTAGCCAACATATCCTGGTCAAGATAGACACCCTCCTCCTCCATAGAACAAAGGACAGGAAGAAGATCAATCTCCCGCTGGTATACAGAGGCTGTCCCCTCATCAGCATTAATCTGCTCACTAAACATTCGAAAAAGCTTCAACGTATACAATGTATCGCGACAAGCATACTGCACCATAATGTCTACGGGGATATGCTCGAACCCAAAATCTGCCAGCTTGATCTTCAATGCCCGAGCAAGCCTTCGTCGGATGTCCGCAATTACTTTCTCGTAGTGGTCTGCCTTGGGGTCTACATACTTAGTGGCTAGATGCTTTAGCGCGTGCCGATCGTTCTCATCCAAAACATAATGCATTAACATTGTGTCGTGGATATTACCGCCTACGTGAATGCCCTCTTTAACAAGCTTGTGATAATCAAACTTATAGTTATGGAACACATAATTCTTGTTCTCGTGAGAGAACATCTCATTAAGTACTTCTACGCAGTCTCCCACAAATAACTGTGATTCATCTCCTACATGCCGCATGGGGATGTAGTAGTTGTTGTGGTCGGACCACGAGAAAGACACTCCGATAATACGGTGCCCCCAATGCAGACCTTGCGTTTCAGTATCAACAGCGACCGTATCTGGATCGTCCAATAGGAACTGCTCATACGCAGCGAAGAGCTTATCCATCGTATCAACTTTAACAAACTGATACGTGCTGTCATTAGCCAGTTCTTTAACATCCACAACAGAGAAGACTTTAGCTAGCGCCTCTTCCCTGGTGCGGGGTTTTTTAGACGAACCCCTTGTGCTTTTCTTTCGCCCTTTCGAGTCTTCTCTTTTTATATTTTTCTGCGTCTTTGACGGTTCTTCTCTTAAGCGCATCTTCTACCCTCCCTCGTGTATTTAGTGTTGCAATGGCGGGTGCGCTAAGTCTCATTTTCAGACCGGCACTGGCACAAGCTACACACACGAGATTCTCTTTATCTTCATATTTATAACTGTATTCGGAGACGTCCCCACAAGCTTCACACTCGAAGTCATTCAGTATCATCTTCGCCTTCCTGAAAACCCTCAAAGGATTTCTTAAATTTATCCAAGTCAGCTAGTGATCTAACTACCACTACCCAGGACAAGTATGGAGGAAAGTTAGGAGCTTCGGAACTAAACAACCGCCGAGAGATAAATCCCTCGTTCAATAGTTCTTCGTGTAGGTCGTCTGATACATACAAAAGTATTGAATTCTTTCTTCTAGTATCAATTTTTAATACAAAAACCCCCTTGCTATTTGAAAACGAGTGCAAACATTTTGTAGCTCGTAACTGAAAATTAAATTTCTCTAAATATTCTCTAATTTCATGCAGAAAACTATCTCTTAGAGTTCCTTCGTCCTTATAGAGTAGTCGTCCCGGCTTTACATACCCCCGCTTTCTCTTTACTGGCACCCCACTCTGGGGCGGGCTTGCTGTGGGCTTACTCTTAGCCTCGTGAGCTACACTACGCAACCCGTGCGCCGCCGAAAAAACCTGATTGCAATCATATCTTAACAAACAATCCATGTGGGGACACTCGCCTCCGGCGTCATCAAAATATTCTCTACCAAAACACTCAGGAAGATCGGTCAAGACCACTACACCATTAAGCCCGCTCTAATTTCTCATCGTAGTGCTTCCTAATTAAACTACGCACCAACTCAGAAACTGTAATCCCACACTTCTCCGCGTCCTCCACGAGAAGGACGTGGTCTACGGGAGAAACGTAGATTTGAATTTTTGTTTTTCTAGTACTTTTATCTTTTGATTCCCTCAATCGCATGTTCACTCCTACCAGTTGTTAACGTATTATAACTCTACTACTACAAGACTCCCTTGGGAGTCAACCATTTAATTTCAGTAACTTAAACATCTCGTAGTCTACCGAATCAACAGCTACGGCAGATTCTATAAGCTCTTTATTTTCTATATAAGTTCGTGAGCCTGCATCTTTCCCATCGCAGTGACACACCACAGCGCACCGACTCTGAACCTTTTTAACATAGTTCTCTACTTGAGGATACGCATCTTTATCCCAGTAGAAAACAACGTTCTTAACTTGATTTAGAAAAGATATTTGTCTGGAAGAGAGGGATTTTCCAAAAGAGGCAACAGCCGGAAGAACTTGAGATGCACTGATCGCATCAAAGACTCCCTCCGTCAGAACTACAGTGTCTGCACCTACAGCATCGTAATTATACAAGAAGTCTGATTGTTTATTTCCAACAGGATTTAAATACTTACGAGAACTGTAGCCAGTTATGTCTCTTGCTACGAAGGTAACGACATCTCCCTTGTAGATGCATGGCACAATCACTCTACCCGAGTAGGTTCCGTCGTAGCAGTACCGGATATCGTACTGAGCAATCTGATCTTCTGTGACCCCGCGCTCTTCCAGATAGGCCAGAGCGTTATCCAACACTCGATCTATAGCTTGAACTCCAGTCCTCTCTAGGAGGGAGGCAAAATTGTTCCCTAACGACAGCACCTCATACTCGTAAACCTCTTCAGGCTCAAAGAAGAGCTTATCCACAACCTCCTCTACGGTGGTGTCCAAAGACCTAAACGACGTACCAGCGCGTTGGATGACGTCACTAAAAGAGACGCCCTCAACATCCGCGATGAACCGAACAGGAGATTTAGGATCGTACTTACACTTCTGACAGTAAGCCAAACCCTCTGACAATAAGATGTAGAGATGCCCAGTGTCATCAGAACACATAGGACATAGAGTCCTGATTCGATCCTCATTGCTAGTCTCTATAATAGGAGAAAACCTACCAAGAACATAACCGTGAAAATCAAACCCGCCTAGAAAGTCCCTACGCCTCAAAGCGTCTTACCATCCAACAGCCGTCTGCCAGACTCTATATACTTAAAGAACTCTTCGTGACGACAACCCCTGTTAGCCAGCAAAGTGATACGCTTTATCTCTTTAAAGAGGTTATCCACTAAAGCTTTGTACACGGGGGGGACCGGGTGTCCCCGCAACCACTCATTAATCTCTTCTGAATTCACACCTAACCTCTCACCCAATTCAGTTACCCCGATGTGGGTAACAGTTTTATATACAACCCCAGAGTCTCTAGGCCCTCTAGGCCCTCTGGGTATAAGGGGCCACCTATCTATAGTACCCGCCTCGATCTCTTCTTTGGCGCAGGAAATACAAAGACCACGCCGACCATAGGATATCTCATCCTGTTTTTTTTCACAGCTAACACACGCGGATACAGATTTAGGCCACCGCCTCTCTGGATGTTTAATACTCATTGCACACACAGCTTCACTTATAGGGCGCAATAAATACATCAGATTTATTTTTTGTTCAACTCGAACACAAGGTTAGCAAACCATATCCACGTGTGGATCGCCACAACACCCTCGCAATATCCTGTGTACATTAGTATAGATTTTCCTCCTCTTTTTTTAAAACCAGCCTTATGAACATTATGATCTTTAACCCGAACCAAACTGTACCCAGAGAGACGAAAGTCTTTAAGGCACTTCCACACCCAATGGGTCGTGTACGCATCCTTCGCGTGAGGGATATACCCTCCCATGTCTTCTGCGCCCGAAAACCGTAGCCCGTCACCAACGTCGGTGACCCCAAGCATCCCAGGGACCCACCGCCATAACGGATGTCGAACAGCACGAGAACACAATTCGATTTGGTCTTCGGTCATCTAGCCTTACACAAGGGCTCATAAGCCCCCCACTAAAAGCATGTTCCTGTCACATGCAGCACACGTGATCCCATCACACGTTGACACGGTGCGATCTCCGCACCCGCTACACGCAAAAGTATACTCCACCTTTTGTGATTTACTGCAATAAACAAAATCCTCTAAGTGATTGGGTAAAACGTTTTCCTTAATAAATTTTTGTCTCCTCTTTAATAAAGAAAAATACCCAGAGAAGTCATCATGACTTTCTGAATCAAACAGAAAATGTCCCGCCTCATGTAGAAGCGTCATTTTATACTCTTCCGGGCGACGGATATGGTAGTCGGCGTACATCACAACGATCCCCAAATCTAACAGCGCGTGAGCCGACTCCCCATTGGGAGACTCATCACCCACCACTATACGAACGTCCGGGACTTCCTCGTGAGGAACAAACAACTCGAATAACCTCGCAAACTCTTGCTGCAAGAATTCAGACGTGAACCAACTGTAAAAAATATAACGATTCATTTATATAAGACCTCAATACCTCAAGTATTCTATATATACTACAACGAAACCCCCCTGTCAAGGACCATCATAGAACTTCGCGTGAGCAAAGTCGGTCTTCACGGGCACCTCCATCCCAGAAGTACCATCACGGTTCTTAGCGATGAAGAGCCGCATCTCCTGACGGTCCTTCTCTTTCTTGTTCTGGCATAGCCCGACGATCACATCAGCGATCATAGCCTTCCCAAAGTCTTCAGAGATGTCTGCTACAGTAACCTGGGTCTTACTTAAAGACGCACGGTTAGCCTGCGTTGCTGTCCACAAGGGGAACTCTTCTTCTACAGCCCAACCACGCAGAGTCTCGTAGATGTGTGAGTGCTCGTGCCGCTTCTCAGAATACTTCGTCTCAGAACGCATCAAGTCTGCGTAATCTACAACTACGAAGTCGGGGAAAAACCCACTACGTCTAAGGTTCTCCGTATAGGTCCTAAGGTTCGACACCGTGGCAGCCTGGGTAGGGTATTCCTTTACGTGAACACGCCCGAAGGCGGGGTTAGATTCAATCTCCCTCAGCTTAGCCTCAACCCTCTCCGGGTTGGCAAGCATCTCAGTCGTAGTCATCGACGTGAGGCTCATGTCGAAGCGATCTAGATACCGGTCCTCACTCATCTCTAACGTGAAGATGAGAGCGTTAAGGCCCCGAGCCATGTTGAACTCTGCGATGTGCTTGAGCATCATGGACTTACCACGGTTGGTAGGAGCAAGGATAACCCCCAACTCCTTCTCCCCCAGACCACCACCACGAAGGTAGTTGTCTAGACTCATGATCCCAGTAGGCACAACACGGCGAGTCACATTGCGCCGCTTAAGACGCTCCTCGAAAACATCAATATCCGGGTAAGTCTGACCCTCCTTAAAGACAATCTCTGATCGCTTGTGTGCCTCTATAAAAGTGTTGACAATCTCCGCGTACTCCCCACGCTGATAAGCCTCCGTGGCACTAATAAAAGCCTCCTTCATCAGGTTCCGCTTAACAAACAGAACAACCCGGTCTTGGATGTACCCGGCATCGGAGAGAACATCTGTCTCTATCTGCTCAAAGATCTCTTTGATGAAGGGAACACGATCCTCAGATACCGACCCGCGCCGAAGATCTGTCCTGAGACGATCTTTAATCGACCGAGTGCTAATAAGAGCATGAGCAGAAGAATAATGATTACGAAGAGCAGTGAATACCCAACCTAAATCTTTGTCCGAAAAATAATCCGGTAGTAAATTATCTGATGCATACGATAGAAATTTTATGTCCCTAGACATCAGAGACAAAATCCCAATTTGAAATTCTGCATCAAACTCTTGGGACTTATCTCCCAAATACTTATCTTGCATTTTTAGTATTCTCTATTTCTGACTTTATCTGTTTATAGAAATCAAATGTATATGCGGTATTTCCCCAAGCGTCCTCATCTACTAACTCCAAGTAAAGGGGTAAAGTCTTGAGGTACTGAATGGGTATGTAATTGTTTCCTGGTCTTCCTAGTATTTTAAGAACTTGCTTGCGTGAATTGTTTTTAGAGAAGATTTGAAAATCAATCATCTCCTCATAAATCTGAATTAACCCTGCTGTTGGTAATGAATCTTTTACACGTCGGTCTTCGACTTTATACGCGGGGTCTACGTTGTCGTCACCCTCGCCAAAATAATCAATCTCTGTTTTGAATTTATCGCAGTATGATTTGTATCGTCCTACTGAATTCCATCCCGAGTTCAAAGAGGTCACGTATTGAATGGTCGGAGCACTCCCCTTCCAATCATCGTGAAAATAAAACTGTGTTTCAATGAACCGCTTATCTGGAAAACCGTAGTGTTTACATATGGCTGCGCCCAAGACGTAGCCTCTGAAGTTTTTTATGTCCCGAGTTAGGATGCCCGATGGGAGCACCCGAAGAAAAGGCTTGTGAAGGTAATCTGCGAGCCTGACTTCATACGCTTTAACAAATCTCTCAACCTCCTCTCCTGTGACAAGAACGTCCGTCCCTAAAACCTTCGCAGAGAACGTGTCATTGCCATGAACAACGTCCTCACAGCGAGGCCGCCTCGACTTCCGATTGAGCCGACGGCTTATAAACTCCTCATCACCCACGCCGAATACCTCTGCTACCCACAACGAGACCTAAACGATCTCAATCCAAAAGAAAACCCCTAAATTACAACTCGTTGATATCTATACATTCTTTGGGGGGAAGCGACCGTTAGGGAGCATTCACCCAACTCCAATCGAGGATCCTCAGCCGGGAGCGTAGCGACTGCTGAGAGATCCCTTCGATTGGCACCACATTTTCCGAGCAAGAAAAAAAGTACCAAAAAAAGAAGATCAATTTTAAATATTAACTAGAACAACATCCAAAGAAAAGAAAAACCTCTCCCCCTTTAGGGGGAGAGTCAAAAAGAAAAGAAAGGTTATTTCTTGCGACCTTCCATTATTGAGTTGTAAGCCGCAGTAACTATCTGAAATTGTTCAGCATCCCCGCCCCTATCAGGGTGGTGCTTAAATGCCAGTACCTTGTAGGCGGCTTTTATTACAGACTCCGGAGCAGACTCTATAATATAAAGAAGACTATAAGGAGAACTTCTTTCGTTTCTGGGCGTATATGTATTTTCGTGTGAAGTACCTGGCTCTTCTATAATACCTTGCAATGCTTTTTGCACAGTCTTCTGATACGAAATAGGTATAGAACTAGCGTCAACGTGGTCAAATATATGACGAGAATACGCAATTACTTTTGGTAGTACTTCTGGTACTATCGCCCAACATTTATCTACCTTACTCCAAGTTCTGGAGTTTTGTTGAATAGAACAAGATAGAAAGTTTTGTAGTTCTCTGTCTTTAAAGTGAAGCTCTATACACTTTGTTACGTTATTCCACCTAAGTGTAAGTTTACTCAAAACGTCACCTTAGTTTTAACTATGTTAAGTCTTCCGTACTTTATGGATATCTCTGGTATTTCTTTTTGCTCAAGAATCCACATCCTTTTTACATAGTTCCACGGGATAATCGCTAAGGCAGTTTGATTATCTCCATGTGATAAGAGATCATACCCAAGTCCTGCTCCTGCGTACGGCCCGCCATAGATATTAAATACCTTAGTATCTAGGTCGTTGGACATTAGTGTCCCTACGATGTGCGTGGTGAATTGATATTTAGCTCCCCCCCTATTCCTCACTACCTCCCACCGCAGGCCATCTTTAGTACGCATGATTTGGAGTGGATAGTTGTGGTGCAATATCACTTCTGTGGTGGCTGTGGGGACGACATCTTTGGCGGGGATGCTCATAGCTCTGTACCTATGATCATAGCAGCCACGACCAAACAGGAGTAGCGTCCCTCCTCCATCTTGATAGCACTGGTCAGGGCGGTGATGGGCTCCTGGGACTCCTCGCGAGTCATGGAGGCGTGCTCGGCCCTGAGGGTCTTCTTTGAATAGGGGGTCTCGTCTTGATGACCTATCGTCGTAGAGTAGGATATCCCACCCCAGGTGTCCGTAGACAACACAGAGATGTCTCCGTACGTACAACCCTCTACTGTGCCGTGGATAACCCCTCCGTACATGTACGCATAGGGACTATGGGGAACCTTACTTAGAAACTCCTCTTTGTTGATAAGTTTAAACGGAGCGTTTTCTACACGAAAAACAGGACGGGTTATAAACTTAGAGATGTGGGCTCTATCACGAGCTAAAGCTTCTGCACCCTCCTTGTTTGTCCAAACAGCGTTACCTGTAGTTACCCAGACATATTCAGGTTTGATTAATCCGCCCATCTTAAGATGACCTTATTTCGGTAGATTTTCATAGCGGGGGCAGTTTGCTTATTGTTTAAACCTACAGCCACAGTAGCTGCGTTTGTCTCTCCGCCGTAAACATATAGAGACTTTAAGGCATTGTAATCAATCTCTGCCACACCTTGAAAGCTAGGATTAGTTCTTGCCGAGAATCTAAGAACTAACACTTTGCTGTCATTAAGGATAATGGTGCCCTCTCCTTCTGTAAGAGGAACCTCTTGTGCCTTCTTGTACTGGCGACCTGTCTTATAGATAACTACGTTGCTTTCTCTGACAGGGTAAGCCGGAAGGCTATTGTGTAAGTTGAAGAGGACCTCGGCCCCAATCTGCAGATTAGTTATGTACATCTATAAGGTCCCCCACACCATCAACAATATCAATTGTAAAACAATGCTCGCTAGCATAAGTCTTAAAGCGCTCGATGCTATGTTTTGCCAGGTATTTATTTGTTCGGTCGCTGAAATCAATAACGATGAGGCGGTCTTTGCTATCATGGAGTCTAAGTCCCCGCCCCACACGTTGGATAGCTCGGATATAACTATTACCGCCTGAAGCGAATATAAGTACGTTGATGTTAGGGATATCCACCCCCTGATCTAAAATACTACTGGCTATTAAGACTTTTGTAATCCCATTTTTAAAGTTTTCTAAAGCTTCTGTTCGAGTTTCAGTTGGGATACTTCCGTGTATAAACTGGTGTGGTACAAACTCTCCAGTAGCAACAAGGAGATCACTGATCGCATGTCCGTGGTCAATCTTCTTAACAATGATTAAGACCTGTTTGCC